GAGCTGGGAAAGCGTCGCGAGTTCTGGATCGTTGGCCCGACGTACACGGACTCCGAGAAGGAGTTCCGCATCGTATACAACGAGCTCAAGCGTGCCGGGCTCGAGGATTACTTCGATCGACCGGGCACGTACAATGATCCGCTCGGCGGCAATATGCACATCAGCCTGTGGGAAGGCCGTTTTCAAGTGCACGCCAAGTCGGCCAAGCATCCCGACAGTTTGGTGGGTGAAGGGCTCAGCGGCGCCATCCTTGCCGAGGCAGCGAAGCTCAAGGAGTCGGTGTACACCAAGTTCGTGCGACCGACGCTCTCGGACTTCAACGGCTGGACGTTGATGACCAGTACGCCCGAGGGCAAGAACTGGTTCTATGAGATGTGGAAGCGCGGGCAGGACCCGCACAGGCCCGACTGGGACTCGTGGCGCATGCCCGCGTGGCGGAACCCCTACGTCTACCCCGAGGGCGCGACAGACGGAGCTATTGCCCGTCTGCGTGGTGCTATCGAAGAAGGCGCAGTGGTTGGCCCTCTCCTATACGAACAGATGGAAGTGGATCCCGAGGTTGGCGCTCTGGTCAGCGACCTCACGGAGGAATCGTTCAACCAAGAGATCGCTGCGGACTTCACGGAGTTCGTTGGCCGCGTCTTTAAGGGGTTCGATGAGGAGCTCCACGTGGGTGACTTTGCTTTCGAGCCAAACTGGCAGACCTACGCGGCAGTCGACTACGGGTTCACCAACCCGAGCGTCTGGTTGCTGATTCAGGTCGACCCGTTCGGCGAGCGCGTGCGCGTGCTTGACGAGGTATACGAGTCTGGCTTGACGCCCGATGAGTTCGCCGCTGCGATCGAACGGCGAGGGCTGGCACCAGCTTCCGTCCGAGCCTTCTACCCTGACCCTGCTAGCCCGGGCGACACGCGCATCTTGGAGAAGGAACTGCGCCTGCGAGCCAAGGGCGGAACGGGCGGAGAGATCCGGTGGCGGATCGACGCTATGCGTGCAGCTCTGCGTGTGCACAACAAGCACTTGCCGGAAGGACACGCCGACCGATACCCGCTCCTTCAGTTCGATCGTAAGTGTACGAAGACCATCAACGACTTCTTGAACTACCGTTACCCTGAGAAGCGTACGCAGGTTGACACCAACAGCCCGGAGAATCCAATGAAGAAGGACGACCACGGACCAGAAGCATTGGGTCGGTTCTACGCTGGACACTTCGGTACCCCCGATAAGCAAGCCAGGCGGGCACGCGTCCGCAAGAGCAACCTCGCCGCATAGGAGACAACATGGCCGACTTGACGCCCTACTCGACCGCTCGGTCGATGATGGGACCGTTGCCCTCGTGGCTCCCACCTGACGATGCAGAACGGATCAGCGCTTATCAGGTGTACGAGTCGCTGTACCGTAACGTTCCTGATGCGTTCAAGCTGGTGCAACGCGGCAGTGATCAGAACCCCATCTACATCCCGAACGCACGGACGTTGATCGAGGCGACGAACCGCTTTCTCGCGAAAAACTGGACGTTCGCGCTGGATCCCAAGATGGGCACGCCGGAGGAACGCGAGCTGCTTCAGTCCACGCTGACGAACGTCTTCCGTCGGGAGCAGGTACACGCCAAGTTCGCAACCCAGAAGCGGTACGGCCTGGTGCGCGGCGACTCGATCTGGCACCTGACTGTCGATGAGGACAAGGAGCCAGGCAAGCGCATTAGCCTGTATGAGATCGACCCTGCCGAGTACTTCCCCATTCACGACGAGGAAGACAACGATCGACTGGTCGGCTGCCATCTCGTGACGCAGTTCGTGGATGGCGATGCGACCATCATCCGTCGGCAAACGTACCGCAAGGAAGACGACGGCGGCATCTCCTACGAGCTGAGCTGGTGGGAGCTCTCGGCNTGGGACGATCGCACTGGCAGCGGCCAGGAACTCAAGAAGGTCAACACNCCGTCCGGCCAGGAAGCGATCTCGGCTGAGATGCTCAACCCGTTGGTCACGAGCATTCCCGTGTACCACGTGAAGAACAACCGCGTGCCGGGCAGCCCGTTCGGTGCATCCGAACTCGAGGGACTCGAGCGGATCTTCGGCGCCGTGAACCAAGCGATCAGCGACGAAGAGGTCGCACTCGCGATGGACGGGCTCGGCCTGTACGCTACGACGTCTGGTCCGCCCGTTGATGAAAACGACGAGGAGATCAACTGGCGCATCGGTCCCGGGTACGTCGTGGAGATTGATGAAGGCACAACGTGGGAGCGCGTGTCGGGCGTCACGTCCGTTGCGCCGAACCTCGATCACATCCAGTACCTCGAGAAGAGCATGCGTAACGCGGCCGGCGTTCCTGATATTGCGATCGGCAACGTCGACACCGCCGTCGCGCAGTCCGGCATCGCACTGTCATTCCACATGGGGCCGCTGCTCGCCAAGAATGAAGAGAAGGAGCTGGAGATCCTCAGCGTGATGGATCACATGCTCTACGACATCACAACCATGTGGCTCCCAGCGTACGAGCAGCTCTCGACTGCGGCACAGGCAGTGAGCATCGTTGGCGACCCCTTGCCGGTCGACCGCCAGGCAACTCTTGCCGAGATCACGTCGCTCGTTGACAAGCAACTCATCAGCATCTCGTACGCGCAGCAGTTGCTCAGTGAGAAGCTCGGTTACGAGTTCCCTGATGAGATGCTGGCCGACGTGGTGGAAGAGCAGGCAGCACTGGCTGAGGCGAGGAACTTCGATCCGTTCGCCGCTCGTGTTGCACGCGAGCTGGATGGTGATGGCGCGTGAGTGACGCAATGGAGAAGCTGACGCAAGCTATCCAAGACTTCGTCAATGAGACTGATGACGAAGCACCGGTCTTGTTGCGAGGCGCCGTTGTCGTATGGGAGTCGGTGAAACTCAACGATGACGGCGAAGCCGGGTTCAAGACCAACTACACGTGCACCGAAGGCACCACAATGGCGCAGTCGATGGGGCTCTTCAACATGGGAGCGCGTGAGATGGAAGAGGACGTGTTCGGTGGCGAAGGATAAGCGTCCGCTGATGGCGTACCTGAAGGTCCAGGAACAGCACGAGCGAGAGATGCTGACGATCCTCAAGCGTGCGTCCGCAAGGGTGAACATTGAGCTCAAGACGCTCGAGGCTCGATCCGGAATCGGCGCCGCCGTCCGTCGGGACCAACTGCGCCTGTCGCAGTCGGCTATCAAGGCTGAGATCGGGAACCTCTGGGAACTGATGGGGTCGCAGATAATGGCTGACCGATCGAAGGCTGCGGCCGCTGCATCGAACGTGATGACGGACTACGATGCGATGCTGCTCAACGCCGTGATGTCCAAAACTGACGCAGCGGTCCTTCGACGGGCTGCGGTAGTCTCGGCACAGCGCAGTCTGGGCGTGGCTGAGAGCCGTGTTCTAGGGCTCTCGAGGATTCCCCTGAGCGAACGTGTGTACAACTCCAAACAGCTCGTCACGGGCCAGCTTGACCGGATTATCGAGAACGGTCTGGCACGCGGCGTGTCCGCTCGCGAGCTGGCGAACGATGTGCGAGGCTTCATCAACCCGAACACCTCAGGCGGAGTTAAGTACGCAGCTCAGAGGCTCGCTCGTACGGAGCTCAACAACGCCTTTCACGTAACGACGATCCGCCAGTCGGNTAAAGCGCCGTGGGTCACCAAGATGCGATGGAACATCAGCGGATCGCATCCACGTCCTGACGAGTGCGATGACTACGCAGACATCGGTCTGTACACTCCTGTCGAAGTGCCAGCCAAGCCCCATCCGCAGTGCTTGTGCTACGTCATACCTGAGACTGTCGACGTCCCTACTTTTGTGAAAGAGTTCAATGCAGGATCGTACAGCGCCTACACCAACCGCTTGCTCGCTGGAGAATCCGTGTCTTTCTGAGGCAGCCGTGCTACTATGACTGTCGTACAGGCGTACACGGAACACAGCGACCAGGAGGTCCACCGATGGGGTACAACCTCTCATCCGCCGCAGTCAGCGGCACCAAGTCCAACTCCACCTTCGCGACTGACGAGCAGACGCTCTTGGCCGCAGGCGACATCGACGGGCTGATCGCACTCAAGCGGTCTATCTTCGGAGCCGCCACGATGAAGGAAGATGAGGATGACGACGACGACGACAACGCAGACGAGGATGAGTCCGATGAGGACGAGGAAGACTCGGATGATGATGACGACGCCGACGAGGACGATGAGTCCGGCGCGCTGAAGAAGGCGAACGACCGGAACAAGGAACTGGCAGCCGAGAACAAGAAGTACCGACTCAAGTCGGTCGCCCGCAGGAAGCGGGTACTCGAGCTCGAGGCTGAGAATGCCAAGCTGAAGAAGGGTAAGCCGGCCAAGGAGAAGGTGTCGAAGGAGACGTCCGATGAGGATGACGACAACGACAGCGACGACGAGGTCAAGACCCTGAAGCAGCAGCTCGCGGAGCGTGACGTCAAGATCGTTGCGCAGACTCTCCGCAATGAGTTCCTTTCGTCCAAGGAGCACGCCTGGCAGGATCCGAAGGACGCCTTTAAGTTGCTCGATCTCAGCGAGGTCGAGATTGACGAAGAGGGCGACATCGAGGGTCTGGATGAAGCCATCAAGGCGCTCGCCAAGGCCAAGCCGTACCTCCTGCTGAAGGAGGACGCGGACGACGATTCTGATGATGAGGACGAGGACGACAAACCTCGCACTCGGAAGACTGGGCAGCCGCCCCGTCGCAAGAAGAAGGCGACCACGGTCGATCGTGAGAAGCTCCTGAAGAAGTACCCAGCACTGGCTCGTTGAGCCCTCATCGAAACACCAATGAAAGGTAGGTACTGTCGTGGCACGTTACGACAAATACGACCCGATCTCCGGTGGCTTCCGTGCGCCCCTTGCAGCTGACTGGGCGGGGCCTCTGGCCACGCCCGTCGGCGTGGGGCTGGATGCCAACGGCCGGGTCGTCTCAGGAGCCGGCAACACTGGCGTTGTGGGGGTGATGGTCGTGGATGGACAGCTCTCCTCGGCCGGTACTCGCACGAACGTCAAGTTTGCCGGCGACGTCATGGACGTCATGACCGACGGCGAGATCGTTGATGTCGACGGTCTGATTGCTGGCACCAGTTACTTCGCTGATGCTGCGGACGGGACGGTCGATGCGACTGCTCCCGCTGTGGGAGCCAACGGAGTCCGAGTTGGTCGCACGGTCGAGGCACAGCGTCTCGTCGTTCGTGTCGACCAGATCCAGGGAGCGTGATCGCATGAGCAAGCTGCTGAACACCATCATGCCACTGGCGCCATTCGGTGCGGCATTCGCCACCACCAACCGAGCCGTCCCTGGCACCAAGTTGATCGACCTCAAGTCGCTCAACCTCATCGCACCCATCGCCGGTGGAGCCAAGGGCTACCACGCAGCCGGCGACGTCCTGACGAAGACCGCCGACGGTCGGGATCTCAACGATCTGTGGTCTGAGTTCCAAGCCACGCTCGCGATCCAGAACGAGCGTCGTCAGGCGCTGATCGACTTGCTGACCTTCACGGTGACCAACATCATCGAGGATGTCCCGCAGTTTGGTGGCGGCGACTTCGAGAGCATGTCCGAGTACGGCGTTCCTCAGGGACTCCGTCCGACGACCTCGATGCTCTCGCTCGGGTACCCCTTCAAGTGGTACGACATCGCGCTGCGGTACACCTGGCAGTTCCTTGCCGAGGCGAACGCGGCACAGGTTGAGGCTGCGCACCAGGGCGTGCTCGACGCCGACAACCGCAACCTCTTCATGGAGACGATGCGGACGCTGTTCCGCGAGGACAACCGACTCGCGAACATCCAGGGTCAGAACTACAACGTGTACACGTTCTGGAACGGCGACGGCACCCCGCCTCCTCCCTACAAGAACACCACGTTCCCTGGGACGCACACGCACTTCCGGACCAGTGGCGCGGCAGCTGTCGTCCCCGCTGACATCCAGGAGATCGTGGACGACTTCAAGTCGCACGGCTATTCGGCCGAGAATGGCACCACGCACTTCATCATGGTGAACTCCGTCGAGGCGCGAGTGATCCGTCAGTTCCGCGTGGGCGTGAGCGGTGCCGAGTACGACTTCATTCCCGCGCAAGGCCAGCCTGGCCTGATCGTGCCGAACACGCAGGGACTCCTCGGATCCCAGCCTGGGAACGCATACCGTGGGATGAACGTCATCGGTTCCTACGGCACAGCGTTGATCGTCGAGGAGGACTACATCCCTGCGGGCTACCTGTCTGGATTCGCCTCCGGCGGTGCAGCCTCNCTGCAGAACCCGATCGGTGTTCGTGAACACGCGAACGCTGGGCTCCGCGGCCTGAAGCTGGTGAAGGACAAGAGCAACGATTACCCGTTGATCGACTCCTACTACATCCGCGGCTTCGGTCACGGTGTCCGCCAGCGTGGTGCCGGCCTCATCATGCAGATCACTGCCAACGCGACGTACACGGCTCCGGCCGAGTTCGCCGTGGCCTGATAGGAGGCTGACATGGCTCGCAAGATCGACACCACACAGCCCTTGTCTGAAGAGGACGAGGCGTACCTCCGGGAGCGGTACTCGAACCAGTACGTGAATCACGTCATGGCTCGAGCCGCTGGCTCCGACTTCAGTGCGAGTGCTGAACCGGAGGACGAGGACATGAAGGAAGGTGACAACCCTTACGACTTCGATGTTGAAGATGTCATTGAGTTCATGTCTGACAGTGGCACAACGGATGAGGAACGACAGCGCGTTCTCGATGCCGAGACCGAAGGCCTGGATCGTCCGGAGATCACGGGCGAATAGCCCGTCGGCTACACCACTTGAGAGGCGGAGGAAATGATCATCACAACGATCTTTCCTCCGCCTTTCACATCTACTTCTTTGTTGTTGAAAGGATCGTAACATGGCTGATCTTCCGGTTGAAGTGCAATACGGCCGTGTTAGAGGTCAGATTATTCGAGCAGTTATTGACTCAAGCGATCCCGGTGTCGAGCCAGACTCAAT